TGGCAACCTATGATACCGATTCTATTTTGAATTATTGCCATTGGATCGCCATTTGAATAACGAGCAATAGTTTTAAATTTTCGTTCATCGCCAATTAATGCACAACCATCATAGAAGAACATATCTTCAGTTTTGCCATTCCAATCTATAGTTGCAATTGTACTGTAACTACGTTTTATATCGCTAGTTTTTCTTTTGATATATTGCTCGCACTTAACACCATCTAATATATCTAAATAGTGATGGCCTGCCCAATAAGCACCCATACAGATACCAAGATAATGTCCACCATCGTTTATAAAATCTTCAATCATATTGCCGGCCTTACGACCAACAAAGTTGTAGTATTTGTCTGCGTCACCTATACCACCAGGGAAAGCAATAACATCTAAACCCTTAAACAAACTAGGTTTGATATCGTTAACTGAGAATGTCTTAATATTATATTCTGAAGACAATGCTGTTTTTATTCCATTTGCGGAATCCAATGAACATTCCGGATGTTTTACAAAAATAGCAATTGTCTTTTTCATTTCAATTGTCTTATATGGGTTTTATGGACTCTGCACTGTATTTGGCCATTATAATAATCTTCTGATTCCAACACTCGTCTATCCATTTGTTCTCTTGCCTCTAGATAATTGCACAATCCTTTATTTGGACATATGTGCAATATCTCTCTGACAAAATTCTTTACGCCAAGTTTTAATACATCGGCTTTAAGTTCATCAGATGAAGACCAATAGTCTTTCCAATCCGACTCTACCTTTAATCTTTTCTTTTTACCTTTGACTACTTTAGTTTTACGAAACCAAAATAACTTCTTGCCAATATATCTGCGGTTAGTAATAGTATTAGTGATTATGTAAACATAACCATATGCGTCATCTGGAACTACTTCTAACTCTGTATTCTTGTATAACCACATCGAAAATACCAATATTAAATTAGTATTTATACGGTCTCCCAATAATCATTTCCGTCGGAAAAGTTATCCCCCTCGTCTCTTGGAGGTACAAAAAAGTAATCATCTGGATTTGTCATTACATCTTCAGGATCCTCTGTTGCTTCTCCTGTACCCATAATGCCTGCCTTAACAAGCATTTTGGTTTGAATAGATTTCTTTGCTCTATGTTCTTCAGATTCTTCTCTTGCCATATAGGCTGCTTGACGTTCAGAGAATAACTGTTTATGCTCATCTTTCCATTCCCTAGAATTAGCACAAGCCCGGGAGCAGAATTTCCCGGGCTTTTTATGTTCAATACCACATTTAGGACAATTCTTCGTCGTCATCGTCCTGGTCATCATGTTCTATTTCTGCTCCGCAGAATGGACAGTTTGTTACCTCATAGTAAGTCTCATCTAATTGATGGCTTATCTTGAAGACTGCGTCACATTCGACGCATTCGTGACTACTTTTTGACATATATCTGATTCTCCTCTTTTCTTTGATTCTGCTTCGTAAACTCTTAGACGTAGGTCGGACGAGCTAAAGAAGTGGTCTCTTTTATTGTAATATAGTTCGATTTTACGTTTAACACAAATATCTTTGCCCGTAAATTCTCTGTCTTTATATTCCTCGCCTAGTATTCTAACGTCTATTGGTAATGACATTAAAATATCTTCGAGTTCTTTTTCTGTTGAATAAACAATAATTTCATCAACGTGTTTGCATGCTGAAACTTGAATCTGTCTTTCAATAATAGACTGGACAGGTTTATTCTTTGTAGGACGATCCAATGTAGGATCAAGTTGTATTGCTGCGATTAAATAATTGCATTGTCTTTTTGCTTCTTCCAACATAATGACATGTCCTGCATGGAACAAATCAAAGGTTGAAGCAACAAAACCAATTCTCAAATTTTCTGTTCTCATATCTTCTCCACTTCAATATTACACTTATCTAAAAATTCTAAACCATCTTTGTTTCTATAATGTTCTCGATAGAATACTTTTTTAATACCTGCAATATGTATAAGCTTTGCACATTCAAAGCATGGTGCATGAGTTATATACATGGTTGCATCTTTACCCGACTCTGCAGACTTAGCAAGTTTACCAATAGCATTCATTTCTGCATGAATAACTTCTGGTTTAGTTTTTAATACTGGCTGGCCGAGTTCATATCCAATTACATTTTCGCAGGTATTATCCCAACCAGCAGGAGTACCATTATATCCGATACTTATAATTCTATCATCTTTAACAATAATAGAACCAACCTTCAATCTATTTGCAGAGGATAAACTGGCATAGGTTTCTGCAACCTTCATATGGGCATCATCAAATTTATTCGGCATTCCATTTACCTTCTGGACATTTCTGTCCACTCAATCTCACCTTACCCCATATAGCACATCCACATTTAGAACATACATCTGCGCCAATAATTTTTGTCTTAAATTCACATTCATTACAAATTGCTCGTCTTTTATCTACGAACGGTATCACCTTCTCATTACTCATTTTGCCCAGACCTCTTCCCATGAACCGGATAATGATCCTTTAGCATAATCGGTAACACGTTGCTCAAAGAAATTAGTATGCGTTGGTGCATTGATCATTTCTTCAACCCAAGGCAATGGATTGCGTTTAACTTTAAAGATGCCTTTTAGACCCAATGAAATTAACCTACGATCAGCAATATACCGAATATATTTTTTAACTTCTTCAGATGTAAGATTTTTCATTTCTCCCAAACTAAATGCTAGATCAATAAATTTATCTTCAAGCTCAACCATCTTTTCTGCAATAGAATAAATTTTGCCTTTTAGATCATCGTTCCAAATTTCTTTATTCTCTTCGATGTATGTTCTAAATAACTTAATCATGTTCTCAGCGTGCATCGTTTCATCTACAATAGACCAAGTAACAATCTGTCCCATACCTTTCATGTTTCCATTACGAGGAAAGTTCAATAGCATAATAAAAGAACTAAACAATTGCATACCTTCAGTAAATGCTGAGAATACTGCGATGTGCATAGCTGTGTTTTCTTTTGTAGAATTCTTTTCAGATATGTTCAGTACATAATCATGCTTATCTTTCATTTCCTGATATTCCATAAACTCATTGTATGTGCTTTCCGGCATACCAAGCGATTCGATAAGATGCGAATATGCAGCAATGTGCAATGCTTCTCTTGCAGCAAATCCTAATAGCATCATTCGTACTTCAGGTTGTGGGAAGTATGGTAAGTAATTATTTACATATCCGCCAGCAACGTCAATGTCGCCCTGAGTAAAGAAACGGAAGATGTTAGTAAGAAAATGTTTCTCAGAGTCTGTTAGTTTGTTTTTCCAATCTTTAACATCTTCCAACATAGGTACTTCTGTATGAAGCCAGTGTGATTGCTCATGCTTTAACCAAGCATCATATGCAAATGGATAATTGAAAGGCTTGAATGCGCTTCTTTCATCCATTAAATTAGATTTTGTTTTCTTTATCATTTTTTCCTTTATTGAAAATATCTATAGACTTCATTTTAGCCTTCGCAGGCCAAACATATGTCATCTGTCGTTGCTAGAGTTTTCATATCTAATTCTTCCATTACTTTTCTTTCAATTCTCTTAGAGACTTTATCTGCTTTACCAATCTTTTCAGACCGGCAATAATATAGTGTTTTCAATCCTTGTTTCCATGCTTGGAAGTGAACAGCGTGAATATACATCACATTGCTATCTGGTCTGAAGAATAGATTAACAGATTGTGCTTGGTCAATATATTGTTGACGATCCGACGCATGCTGTACAACCCATCGTTGGTCAATTTCCATAGACGTCTTAAATACATCTTTAGTCCAATCATCCATCCAAGTTAAGTGTTGAACACTGCCATCATTTGCAATAATAGAAGACCAAACTTGTTGATACAGTTCTTCACCTTTTGGTGTCCAGGTGCCACCATCAAGTTCTAAATGTTTTGTAATTACTTTATCTAGAAACTTGTTTTTATTTAGCGAAGAACCTGATAACGTATCCTGTCTATAAGCATTGGCGCGCAGTGGCTCGATGGAGGGGCTAGTATTGCCCATGATAATGGAAGATGAGGCATTGGGTGCAACCGCTAACATATGAGAAAAACGACGACCTGTACCTGCAGCATCGGGAGCCTCACCTCGTTCACTACCTAATTTAATATTTGCAATATCTAAACCTTCACGAATATGCTTAAAGATTTTATGATTGGCGCCTACTGCCATTGCAGATTCCCATGGCAAATTATTCTTTTGTAGATATGCGTGCCAACCCAAGGCGCCAATGCCAATAGAACGCTCGCGGCTAGCAGAATAAGTGGCCCGGGCGATGGAAGATGGCGCGTTATCAATAAAATACTGTAGAACATTATCTAGCATTTCTGCAACATCACGAAGAAACTGCGGTTCCTTCTTCCATTCATCATAGTACTCTAAGTTTAAAGATGATAGGCAACATACTGCGGTTCGTTCTTTATCTGTAGGTAAAATAATTTCAGAACATAAATTTGATTGTCGAATCTTTAGACCAAGTTTCTTTTGAAACTCTGGCATCATACGATTACTAGTATCAATAAAATGTAGATAAGGTTCGCCTGTTTGCATACGCATTTCAAGAATACGTTGCCATAATTCTTTTGCCGACATAACTTCACGAACAGCGCCATCATGTGGATCTATTAATTGCCAATCATCATTAGCAGTAGGATCAATCATGCACTTCTCAATAATGTGCATAAAATCATCTGTGATATTAATTCCATGATGTAGGTTTAATGCTCGCATATTTGGATCGCCTGTTGGCTTTCGCATATCCAAGAACATTAAAATATCAGGATGAGAAATGTCAAGGTATGCAGCATAACTACCGCGGCGAGTCCTACCTTGTCGATACGCGAGTGATGATGCGTCGTATGTGCGAAGATGAGGCATGACACCAACAGATTTATCATCAGAAGAACGAATTCCAATACCAAGACCAACTCCTCCGCCCAGCATGCTGAGCCAATTTACTTCCGATAATGTGTTAACCAGGCCTTCGGCAGAATCATCAAGATATGGTAAAAAACATGAAATAGGGAGCCCACGCTTACTACGACCAAAAGAAAGAATGGGAGTGGAATAAGACAACCAATGCTTAGAAGAGTAATTGTATAATCTTTGAGCGTGAGCAGAGTTACTTCCAAACGATGACGATACAAATGCAAATCTTTCCTGCGGAGACTGTTCGTCATCTTTCATGTAGCTTTCTTTTAATCTTTTAAGTCCTAATTCATCAAATAAATTATCCCTTGAATAATCTATATTAATACCATGTATAATTTCTTCCGACATATTTTTACTTACTCCGTTGTTATTTTACTTCTTCGAATATAGCTTTTTGTTTGTTATACCATTCAATCCAAGCATCGTGTTTTGCAACACACTCATAGTGTAATGTATAGTTTGCTATTACTGCTTTAGTATAATCAACTATACTAATTTTCTCGCCCTC